GCATTGGCTGGTTTATTTGGGACGGAACTTATTGGCGTCCTGACGCTGAGGACCTCGGTATGAGAGAGGTGTCAAAGCGCATCCCTACTATTATTGCTGCAGAAGTTAGAAACTACGACGATCAAGACAAGCGCAATGAGGTCTTGAAGTGGGCTAACCAAGCTAAATCAAACTCTCGACTAAACGCCGCTATTGAGAGTGCTATCTCAGATGAGCGCGTTGTTGTTGCAGTTGAGTCATGGGACAGTGACGAATATATGCTTGGTGTGGCAAATGGTGTAATTAACCTGCGTACTGGTGAGCTTTTGCGTGGTCGTCCTGACCTACACATCACCAAGCGTACTCCTGTTGCATACACGCCTGGAATGCGTAATGTCCGCTGGGAGCAGTTTATTGACTTTGCTACCGGTGGTGACAAAGAGTTGCAGGATTGGATTCAGCGAGCAGTCGGCTACACACTGACTGGTCTAAACAACCAAGACCTCATGTTCTTGGTTTACGGCCCTCCGGGTTCTGGTAAGAACACTTTTGTTGAAGCTGTTGTTAAAGCACTTGGTACTCAGCAGTATGCTTGGCCACTCGACTCTAGCATTCTTGCTGACAATGGTGGAGCTACTAGCAGCACCGACCTATACCACTGGGCTGAGCTCCGCGGTAAGCGCATGGTCTGGGTTGACGAGTTGCCAGAGTCTGAGCGTATCAAGGAAAACTCTATTAAGAAGTTGACTGGTTCATCTGAAATCTCAGCTCGTTCTCCTGGTGAAAAGCCGTTCACATTCAAGGCTCAGGCGAAGTTGTGGGTTACCACTAACCACCGCCCTATGATTACAGATGATGCTATGTGGCGTCGTATCCGTCCGATTCCTTGGAGCAACGTTCCTGAGTCTTCTGATCCAGACTTGAAAGCTTACCTATTTGACCCAGAGGGTGGTCTTCCGGCCGTTCTATCTTGGGCTGTTGAGGGTGCTATCAAGTACCTTGGATCGTCTGCTCGCGACCCACTTGGTTGGTGTACTGCCGTTAAGGATGCTGCAGAAATCTATCGCAAGAACGAAGACCGTATTGGTATGTTCCTGACTGAAGAAATGAAAGAGTCGGAAAGCGCTGCCACTCGCGTTAAAGAAGTATACGCAGTATATCGCGTATGGTCTGACGAGCGAGGCGAGCGTCCTATGACTCAGATTGCATTCCACAGAAAGCTTGCTGACCGCGGACTACAGATTGTTGGCCAGGGATCTAGAGCTGAGATTAAGGGGTATATCATGTCTCCAAGAGCAGTTGAGTCCAACGAAATCAACTGGGAGCTTGCGGCTAGGCTAGCAAGATAATTTAATATTTCTATCGTTTCTGCCCTTTTATACGATAGAATGTGAGTGTGCTACTTGGGAGAGAGGCACACGAGGGGTCGGAATATAGTTCCGGCCCCTCTTTAAATTTAGTAAGGATCCTAATGCACATTCGTATTGCTACCCCTATGTATGGCGGGAACTGTAAAGGTATTTACGTAGACAGCATTATTGCGCTGACTTTTGAGCTGGCTCAGCGTGGCCACCAAGTCTCGTTCTCAAAGATCTACAATGAGAGCCTTATCACTCGAGCTAGAAACAATCTAGTAAAAGAGTTTTTGGACAGCAATGCTGACTACCTATTTTTTGTAGATGCCGACGAAGGCTTCAATGTCCCAGACGTTATTAAGATGATTGACTCCGGTAAAGACTTGATCGGTGGCGTCTACCCTATGAAGAACATCAACTGGGCAAACGTCCGTAAGGCCGCCCTAGAGGGTCGCGAAAACCTAGAAGAGTACTCTGGCATTTTTGCTATGAACCTTCTTCCGGGAGCTACTACGGTCCGATTAAATGAGCCTGTTGAGGTTCTTGAAGTTGCCACTGGTCTTATGCTTATTAGCCGAAAAGTATTTGAGGTTATGGAGCCGCACTGCCCTAAGTACGCCATGAATAACAACATGGGTCAGTTTGAGTTTGACAACATGGTTACTGAGTATTTTGCTACTAGCATTACTCCTGAAGGTGTGCTTCTATCCGAAGACTATCACTTCTGTCGTAAGTATCGCGAGCTTGGTGGCCAGGTCTATGCAGCCCCATGGGTGAACGTTGTTCACGCTGGAGAGTTTGTGTTTAGTGGTAGATTTGCGGCTGACCTAGATTTGAATGCATCAAAGGCTCCAGTTCAAACGATTGATTTGAAGGACCACTTGCCTAAGGAAAATAAAAAGAAGTAATATTACTTTTTAAATATAGCGTTTAGCTGCTCGTGCAGCGACTCTAGCGTAGAGTTGTTTGAGATAAACTGGTCAAACTTGTAGTCGCTCATTGCGTTCTCCGAGGTGTGCTCGTTTACTGGGCCGACACCGTCTCGACTAATGTTCCACACTTCTCCGCCTATTGCCCTTACTGCTTCGGCTTCGTTTGGGTATCGGCAGTCTGTAAAAACTACTTTGTCGTATTTTAGTGCTTCGGCTATTGCAATGTTTACCCAGATATCGTCGCCAAACATTTCTCGCCCTACTTCAGTTCCGAAACGCTGAAGAAGTCCTCGGATCTCTGGGGCATGGGTTTTCATTGCGTCCCATCCGTAAATGTTTACTCCAACCTGTAGCGACACATTGCATACGCCATCCAAAGTAATTTTGGGGTTTAGTCGGTACAGTGCCTCCCTAATCGGTGCTGCAAAGGACACTTTTGTGTATCCGTAGTTCTCTATTAGATATTTTGCGGCGGTATCTTTTCCAGACCTAGCGGGTCCGCTGAGTGCTATAAAGTTTGTCACTAGATGTCTTTCAAATCTTCGACTGAAACGCTCTTGTGGTTGGCTGTATTGGAGAGTCGCTCGCTAACTACACCTGAGTCGTACCCGTCCTCGTATCCGCGGACATAGGCTTCGATCTCTTCTATGCTGGCTTCTCTGACTTTAAAGTCTGTGCCAAACAACTCTTCGGTAGCTTTGTCTTCAGATGTAGCAGCGATGTACATATACTCGTCGAAGGTCTGGTTATTAAACATTTCTTCGGTGTGTCGCCAATCTACTCGATATAGCTTTTTATTGTCGTTTGTCATTAAAACTCCGTTTATTGGTTCTTGACACCAGTATACCTCAGCGTCTGCTAGAATACTAGCAATGACGTATAACAATTTAGTCCAAAAAGCTGTGGCCCATGGCGGCAAGTTGGCTCCGTTGGTAATCTCCGATGGGCTTACTTCTGGTACCGGTTTGATGAACCCCTCTGTGTTCGTAAATGACAAGAACGAGATCCTTGTGAACCTGCGCCACGTCAACTACACTTTGTATCACTCAGAGAACGACCAGCGATTTATTAGCCGCTGGGGTCCACTTTCTTATCTCCACCCCGAGCAAGATCAGGCTCTTCGTACAACTAACTATATTTGCAAGTTGGACTCTAACTTATCTATGGTTGGCTACGGCGTTGTTGATACAACAAAGCTAGACGTAGAGCCACTGTGGGAGTTTACTGGCGAAGAGGACTGCCGACTGGTTCAATGGGACGGAAAATATTACAACATCGGCGTACGTCGCGATACCACTACGCATGGTGAGGGGCGCATGGAGCTTAGTGAGCTTGAGATTAATGAGGATACCTGGGAAGTTAAAGAAGTCTCTAGGCTTCGTATACCCACACCTGGCCCGAACAACTCTTACTGCGAAAAAAACTGGATGCCGATTCTTGACAAGCCTTTCCACTTTGTAAAGTGGACTAGCCCGACTGAGGTAGTTCGCACTTGGCCAGAAGAGCCTGCTCGCTGTGAGCAGGTTGCGCTAGTCCCTGGGCTAACTCCGCCTAAAGATCAGCGGGGCAGCTCTCAGGTTGTTAGGTGGGGGAATGTCTACATTGCAATTACGCACGAAGTTGACTTGTTTAAAAACTACCTTGAGCAAAAAGACGGCATATATCGCCACCGACTAGTTGTGTGGGACGAGCAGTTTAACCTAATCGGTCTTTCTCCCGAACCTCTGACATTTTTAGAGGGTCGTGTTGAGTTTGTGGCCGGTGCAGCAAAATATGGCGACGACCTTCTTATTAGCTTTGGGTTCCAAGACAATGCGGCATTTATTTTGCGGACCCCTAAGCTAGTGGTTGAGGATTTGATTGTGGAGGCCCTACACTATGAGTTCTAATGAAGTCATTGAGCGGCTAGTTGTAGATGCATCTACCGATCCACTTAACCCTGAGAAAAACTTTAACATTGCGGTTGAGTATGAAAAGCTTGGTCAGACTGCATCCGCTGTTGGTTTCTATCTTCGTGCAGCTGAATATGGATATAAAACAGACCCACTTACTGCGTACGCTGCGCTGCTAAAGATATCTATTTGCATTGAAGGTCAAAAGAACAGAGACCTAACAGTAAGTAATGTTTTGCTTCAAGCTATTGCTTTTATGCCAGATAGACCAGAAGCATACTTCCTACTTTCTAAGTTCTACGAAAAGTCGCAGCTGTGGCCGGAAAGCTATGCCTATGCGGTAATGGGAACTATGTACAACCGTCAGTTCACTGACCTGCCTGCCGATGTTGGCTACTATTCTTGGTACTCCCTAAACTTTCAGATTGCTGTTGCTGCATGGTGGGTCGGACGTAAGGACGAATCAATAGCTATTTTGAATGAGATTGCTACTGACAATAGGTCGCCTGAGATGTATAAGCAGGCTGCAAAGAACAATCTGGAAAGACTGGCCTAAATGTTGATGTTTGATATTGGGGCTAATCGTGGGGACGCAACCATTGCTGGGATCAATCTCGGTTACCGAGTTATTGCACTTGAACCAGCACCTCGTGTGTTTGTTAAATTAGTTAGTAACTTTATCTATAGCTCAGCCGTTGTTCCGCTTCGCTTGGCTGTTGGTGAAAAAGACGGAGAACGTTTAGAGTTTTACGAGTGTGTAGAGGACGGACTCTCCACACTAGACAAAGACTGGCTAACTAAGCCAGGTATGCCGTACTACGGCAAAGAGTTCCGAACAATCGCTGTAAATACTTGCACGGTTGATTGGCTTATCGAGAAGTATGGAAAACCGGATTTGATCAAGATCGACGTAGAAGGAGCCGAGTGGCAAGTGCTTCGTGGAATGTCTAGGCACTCCGGAAAACTTGCACTTGAGTGGACTCAAGAAACAATGAGTGATCACAATGAGCAGCTGCAGTATCTAGCTTCTATCGGCTACACGGAGTATAGATTGCAGTTTATCGAGGATCACTTACTTGAGCCGGAAGACAAGTGGTTGCCAATCAAAGACGGCGTGGACTTAGAAGCTATACGCAAATCAAAAGAAGAGTGGTGGACATCAGAAGGATGGAAACGCTCTAATCTGCGACCAACTGCTGACGTTGGTATGCTCTGGGTTATGTAGTTACGTCTTCTAGTGCTTTGATTCTAGCTTCTAGGGCCTTGATCAAGCCATCTTGATGCTTAATAGCATCTACTAAAGCTGATGTAAGTTCTGCATAATAAACACCATCTGGTCTCTTAGTTCCGTCTGGCAGTGTTTGATACGAGACAAATATATCTAGCCCAGTTCCGGCTATATCTTCGGCAATAAAACCAGCGTATCTCCTAGCATTTGGATCTGAAGAAACTTCTTCTATTAACTTAAAGCTCTTAGGGTTTAGTGCAAGTATTTCTTCGTAAAGATAAGAAGCATCTTGTATATCTTGCTTATATCTTTCAGACGACGTAGTGCGAATAAGGTTGCCAGAGTTGTCAAATGTCGCTCCTGTTGAACCACCGCTAGCTAAAAGACCGCGTCCAAGAGATCCTGTAGTAGTCCTAATAGATCCATTTATTTCTAGTGCATCAGTTGATGGATTGTATTGAGCACCTGCATCTGTATAAACGGATTCCTGAGCACCAGATACGTTATTGCTATCAACAAATACTAGATAATGGGCAGCAGCAGTTTCCCTAATAACCGTAGAGATAGTAGTTGCACTAGTTGATGATGGTCCTTGAATACCCTGCGTACCTTGAAGACCTGTAGTTCCTTGTCTACCTTGAACACCTTGAACACCCTGAAGTCCAGTGGTACCTTGACGCCCCTGCAGACCCTGCGTACCTGTCGCACCTTGAGTTCCAGTTGTACCTTGAATACCTGTGTCACCAGTCGTACCAGTGGTGCCTTGAGTTCCTGTTGCACCTTGAATACCAGTAGATCCAGTTAGACCTTGAAGACCAGTTGTACCCTGAGCACCAGTGTTTCCGGTTGCTCCAGTGGAGCCTTGGGTTCCAATGGTTCCTTGCGAGCCGGTAGTTCCCTGAGTTCCATTTATTCCGTTGGTCCCTGACGTACCTTGAGCACCAGTAGATCCTTGCATACCGGTCGTACCTTGAGCACCTCCCGCCCCAATGGCTGAGG